CTGGAGGAGGTGGAGCAGGTAGTGGTTCAGGGGCCTCATACTTAGGCTGGCTTGGGGGTCTAGGAGAACTACACATTTTCTTTTTTAGCGAGAATATATTCCACTACTGAACGTTGTCCTGATCGATACATTATCAATCGGTCATCATCAGTAGGCGAAGGGTTAGTGGGTGGATACATATTAGACAGTTCATCGCATAATTTATCTAGGGGCGTTCCAGTCCCAAAGACATCATCAGCTTCTAAATCAGCCATATTGCGGTAAATTAACGTTAGATGTTTCAAAGAAGCAAGGCATCCTGGCTCGCTGAGTTTCAACGAGTCCTGGGGCTTTACCTTGATGATAAAGAGAGTCCGACTGTCTCATCCAGAACTCCTTATTAAGGTGCTTGTCTGAGGAGTGGCCTAACTTATCCATAGCCCAAGCAACAGCGGCTCGTCGGAGCTTGTTGAGGGCAGGTGTGGTCTTCTCTCCGATGTCGTGGGCACACATTGCATGGAGAGCCGTATGGGTCTGCTCGTCCCGTGAGATGTCGCTGGCAACTGTACGGATTCCGACGTCTCCACAAAACCTAAAGAAGGGTAGGAGTACGAAAAAGACTGACCGCTCAAGAATTGCCGTCTTGAGGATCGGATGTGACGGATCGCTGAGCCAAGCCTCGCGGATTCTTTCGGCCTCCCTTTCAGCTCCATCGTTAACGCCGTGAACGTCAACGATAAAATTGAGAGCCCGATCATGCTTGTCTTCATCGGCCATGTTGGATTGGAGTGCGGGTAGAACTCCGGGGTCATCAGGTAGGTGGCGCTCAAGACCTTGGGCCAACATCTCTTTCACCGGAAGTTCGAGCGCGCGGAGAGCTAAGCATCGGTAGATTGTTTCCTCCGATCCAGGCTTTAGCTCGCCCGCTGTAACTGCTACTGGGGTCCAGGTTCTTTTCCTAGACAAGATTTGTGTGTACTTAGACATTTATTCTGCACAAGAAAGACAAAAGTTGTCCTCCTCTTCTATTCCAAAAATATCGTGGTAGTCCTCATCAAGGATCGATGTGACATCATCCTTTCGGAGTGTGTCTGGCATCACCTGTAGGGCATAGTAGAGCGAGGTTTGAGGAGAGTTAAACCAATCCTCGATAAAAGCCTGATCGTATGTAACTACGTCGCTCCACGAATTATATGAATAACCGTGGAAGAGGCCGGTATTAGTAAAGAGCTGACAAATACCATCAGCTACTGATTTATATGCATCCCAACCAACCTCACTAGCAATCTCCACATCGCCATAGTCATAACTCTGGACTCCAAAGGTGCCTGAGTCACGATCAATATGACGACTAATAGGAGGTGCTATTTCTGGGCAGGTTGTATAACCGTCGAGGTCTGTGTAGTTGTAGGAGCAGGAGGCTGTGGGAGCGATAGTAAAGGCTCTCGCCATCCCATGAGCACGTGCAATGTTAGCAGCGACATTAATGGCGGAACGCAGCTCAGTAGCAAGGCAGATAGCAGGAGTCCAGTCTTTATTAAGGTCATCTAAATCTCTTAAGGCTTCTCCGAAGGCGGCGTAGCTAACACCTTGACGCCGTAGAAAGTTGGCAAGCCCAAGGATTCCAAGGCCCACTTGCTTATCTTCCTCAGGGGCGAGGTATTCTCCAGTTGCTCCGACACCTGTCTTTGAATGGAGGCCGCACAAGTTGGACATACCTTGAGTGAAAGCGGGGACAAGCCCGTCAATCTCACAGTTACCAACGTTGACGTGTTCAAGGAGACAGGTGCCTCTGGATTTGAGGAAGATCTCGAGGCAAACATTCGAAAAAATTCGCTCACCATTCTGATCATGCTTGACTTTCGAGAGCCAGATGTCGCCTGATTGGATACCTCGTAGGATCTTATTTCTGAGAAGCTCGCTGGTTTCATGCCACCATTTGGGAGTAACTTGTAGACACTTTTTGACCCAAGGAAGTTCTTGACGGGTAGCGTCTACGAACTCCTCTACGTCTTTATGATTGAGGTCTAATGTAATAACGCAAGTGCCATTTTTGTAGTGTCCGCCTCTCCTTAAAGTTTCGTTAAGTCCAGAGTAGATCCTTGCAAACGACACTGGACCTGAAGAGACGAGACCCTTTCCATTCTCTGTACCCCTTGGACGGAGTTTAGATAAATGGACAGCGACTCCAGCGGCATTCCGTAAGGCGTGGCTAACGAATCGCCATGATGCTTCGATTCCATTTGGACCCTCCATAGAGTCTTCTACAACAAACACAGTGCATGACACTGGGAGCCTTGATTCAGGGTTATCGAGCCAGCTCTGAACTCGACCTGTTCTTGCAATGTATTTGGACATTAAACTAAATCTTCTAGGTAAGGTGGTTTGTAGTTAGGGCCTTTCAACACCTTCCCGTCTTCACGACGCAGGGGTTTACCATCGACCAGCTTGGACATATTGGAGCCGTAAACTCTATCTAGAGCTTCATCTAATGGCCATCCTCTAGCAGCTGCATATTGGAAGCAGACATATACAAGGTCAGCTAGTTCTTTGAGTTGGTTGGTGTCAGGTTCAACCTGCGTGTCATACTCTTCAAGTTGAGTAAATGACATACCGCAAGAGTTAGCAAACTCCTCAAACTCTTCAACAATTAGCCTCAGTTGTAAGGTGTGGACGACAGCATTCTCCGTCGCAATAGGCTGGTTCATAACTTTCCTGAACTGGATCGCTTGACCCATCAGATCTGGTGCTTGGAATAACATTGTTTAATTCAGTGGTAACTAATTTGTGGATGTAGGCTTGTGCTTTGAGCAAATCATCGAGTCGTGACTCGCTATCTTTCTTACCTGCTCGGGTGACATATTTGATTACGTTGCCTTCCAGATAGCTAAGCCTCTGGTCAACGATGTAATCCCAAGGCTCAATAGAGCCAGTGCGGTAGTGCTGTGGATTCTGCTTACTCATAGTAAAGCTCGTCAGTGATTTTTTTTAAAAAGGAGTCTTTCCAGTCTTCCCAGATAACGGCATTACATGGGAGCTGTTGATCCCTAAAGCTACGTTCACTGAGTAAGTTGTTTCTTACCCAAAACAGCTCCTTCTCTGTGAGTCTCATTGGTTAATAAGTATGGGTAGTTGATTCTCTGCATCCCAGTTTTCTGCTTGCAGGATGCGGGCCAGTCGAAGATTGCGGAGTGCATCTTTTTCAGTCATGTCAGCTTCTTCGAAAGCCTTGATGACTGCGGGCCAATAGTCGCCGTTTTTCACCTTGTCGAGGATCACACCTGCACGCTTTGGGCCAACTCCGACACATCCGGAATAGCCATCACATGAATCCCCTGTGAGTGCCTGTTCGTACAACTTGCGGTGAGCAGCTTCAGGTGTCTGGGTAAACTCTTCCTTAAGGTTGTAGATACGGCAAGCTATTTGAAGCATATCCTTATCTGGAGAGATAAGTACAAAGTTCTCTAGGCTGCCATTGGTAGCCAAGATCCCCATTACATCATCAGCCTCCAGGCCGGGATACATGACGGAGGGGTAAGTCTCCATACCCCAGTTCTTAAGCTTGAGGTAGCCACAAGGCTTACGCTTTGTCCTGTTCCCTTTGTAGTTAGGGTCGACAGTCTTACGGAAGTTGGTTTGGTCCGTCCATGTAAGAAGGATGTTGTCTGAGTCGAACCGTGTCTTCAGATCCTTTAGACCCTGATTGACAATTGACTTACCGCGACGGAAGTCTCCTGCAATGACGGTGAGATCTTGGCTGTAGTCCATCTCGTACTCAGCGGCCTGAGCTGCTCTGTAGAAGAAGTAGTCGCTATCAATTAAAAGAAGCGGGTCCATGTGGTTGAGTGGAAGTGGTTTTGTAAAAGCGATTGTCATTAGACCAGAAGTCCTCCCAACCTTTAGGGATGCGGCCTCTAATCCAGGAGATTTCCCAGCCAGCAATATCGCCTTTAGGCGTTACAGCTACTGGATAAACGGGCTTATTGACGATGAAGGCATTAGCGCATTTCCAAGAGCCTTGACTCCAGGTCCTGCACTTGACATCAATCTGCAGCTGCCCGCGTTCTGGGTGAATGATGACAATATCTGTCTGCCCCGTACAGCCGACGTTTTGGAAGACCTCGCAGCCTTTCCAGTGAGATAGAAGCTTCACGTATTGCTCAGCTATATCCCCCAGTCGGTTCGGACTAATGACAGTCAGCCCAAGTGGCTCCGTGTTGTGCCTCTGAGTCGAGGGCACATCTAAATTTAAGTTTGTGCTCAATGTCTTTTAAAGAAGCGGTTATTAAGAACTCAGCCTCTGCAACTTGGTTAGGCGAGACTGAAATTTGAAGCTCATCGTGTACGAATGCCAGGGGCCAATAGTCAATGCCTGCTTCGTCTAATAGTTCGTAGGCTCTTATCAGCCAAGATTTACAAATTATTGCTCCTGCGCTTTGCAAAAGATAATTTAAGGAAGCGTGATGTTTACCTTGAAGGCGAATAGGTCTGCCATCCAACCCCTTAAGAGTGTCGGTAGCAGTAGCACGTTCCTGTATGGCCTCTGACAGTTGTTTATAGCCGTCTAATCCATCAAGGATACGTTTCCTAATCTCCTTACCTTTGTGGGCTGCTGATGCCTTAGAGGCCCCAGCTGTAAGCCCTAGTTTTGTATTGCCGCCCCCATATATCAAACAATAGGTACAAGACTTCCCTGTTTTCCTATCTGTTCCGTAGATCTCAGCTAGTGAGGTGTGGATGTCACCTTCAACTACCTCTTTCGAGAACTTGCCATTGTCAAATGGATGTAGATAGTGACCAAGGCATCGAAGCTCCAAACCAGAGGCGTCAGAAGCAACTTGGACACGACCATCTCCGGGACCGAAGAGAGCCCGGTACTCTGACGCCGACGGGACCTGCGCGAGATTCGGCTTAAGATGTGCCTGACGTCCCGTATTGGTGTTAAGTATGCAGGAATGATGGATCCTGCCTCTTTTTTCGAGCTTGAGCCAAGCATTTTTGCCATCAGATAACTGACCGAGATGTTTTTGTAGTTCAAGGATTCGGGAAAATTTAAGGGCTTCAGGTGTTCCGATCTCTTTAAGAACGGTATCGTCAATTTTTGCTCTACCAGATGGGGTTCGCTCTGTAGCTTCCCAACCTCTGAATGTCTCAAAGGCCCACGCTATGTGGTCTCTACTGGTAGGACTAAATTCTTTTAACTTACACATAGCAGCACCTTCAACATAACCTCTCGTGGAGTTACCACGTTTGGGTGTGAAAAGGCCACCATCAACAAACAAGAACGTATCTCGCATCTCGTCTGAGATTTGATCTAGCTCTGTCCTTAGTTTTGATTCGAGTAACTGAGCACCCTGAACATCAAAGGGAAACCCTTCTCTTTCTTGCCACGCCATGAGCAACGCAATTCGATGCTCTGTCTCAATGCAATCTTTGTATTGCTCAAGCTTAGGCTCAAACATACAGCAGACCCGCACTGATACAGCCACATCTTGGCTGCAATACTCGAGCATCTCTGGCGTATATGTAGACCAATCACCGTCGAGCGACTTACCAAACTCGGACTTATGGACAGAGAGTCTGTGCCCCCACGCCTCCAATGAATGCCGGCCGTAAAGTTGGGCCGGCATATTGGCAGGTTTAGTTCTGAAGTCTTTGTCCAGTAAGTCGGTGAAGAAGAGCCTGGAGAGGATGAGTGTGTCAAATAGTTTTCCTTTATAAGTCCAGTCTGGGTTTAATTCCTTGATGGCTTCACAGTCAAAGCCAACCACATTGTGTCCCCATAGCTCATCAGCTTCACCTAGAAACTTAAGGCCACCAGGAATATCTCCGTTGTCCCATCGATACTCTTGATTGGTGTCAAGGTCACGAGCAACGATGCAATGAATGACAGACAACTCACGGAGTAGGCCATCAGTTTCAATGTCGAAGACTAGTCTCATTGACCTGCCTCTTGTAATCCTTGGAGGATGTAGGGGAGTTCTCTACGGATGTTCTTACCACCTACAATTCGATTTGATTCCTCACCCTGGCTATTAACTAGCAGCAAGGTGGGAAACAATTCCAACTCATAGGCAGCTACAAGAGCTGAGTGATTCTCCTTCTTCATTACAACTAGATAGTCATGAACAAGCTGCTCATCACATACATCAGAGATGAATAGTTTTGTTTGAGAACAGGGGAGGCAGTCTTCCTTGGTGAACAGGATTGCTTTAGAAGCCATAGTCTTTGTTTGGCTGAGTGGAAGTGAAGGGGTTTGCTGATGCGGTTTGAAGACGTCCTGTGTCCTGGCCATAGGCAAGGGTTGCGGCTGGGCCTGTACGTCCATTGAATCTGTTCTTCAACACGACAAGCTTTGAGGCGTTATCGCCTGACTGGATGTCACGTTCAAGAGCAATGACTAGATCACTCAGTTGAGCGATTGCCTGACTACCTCGTAGTGAGTTGAGGGTGACTGTTGCTCCATCCTCGAAACCTTTGTCGCCTTGTGGTCGGCGGAGGTGAGAGATAAGCAGCATTCCAATCCCTGTCTCCTCAACAAACGACCTCAATTTGGTCATGGTCAGATCAATGGTCTTACGTTCATCCTGGTTGTCATTACCAGACAGCAAGATGCTCAGGTGATCAAGGATTACCCACTGCACCCCGTTAGCTTTAACGAGATAGCGGATGTCATTTAAAAGGCTGTCAGGATCACAACTGCCGAAACCATCCCTAAGGAAAAGCCGACCAGACCCGAGAGTACTATCAAAGGATC